GTGGGGTGCGCCCTGTGAGGTCGTGGGTTCGAGTCCCACACGGAACAAAATGTCACATTAGCTCAGTTGGTAGAGCGCTTGACTTTTAATCAAGTGGTCATGGGTTCGAGTCCCATATGTGACAAATCTTCGCTCATATCTTTGTGGTCAAGACGTGTCTCCTGGGAGGCACTCTGAAGCATCTATTGGTAAACGCTTAAGGAGATCTTAGTTGAGAAACAGGTGCTCGCGAGCCTGAACTATCGGCAAAAGATCTTCTATGGTGTTGTCATTGGGTGTGGAGGTTGGGGTTCAATTCCCTATGCGAAGTCCGGTTACATTAGCTCAGTTGGTAGAGCGCTTGACTTTTAATCAAGTGGTCATGGGTTCGAGTCCCATATGTAACACATGTTCCGTTAAGTCTCAGTTGGTAGAGCTTTGTGGGGTGCGCCCTGTGAGGTCGTGGGTTCGAGTCCCACACGGAACAAAATGTCACATTAGCTCAGTTGGTAGAGCGCTTGACTTTTAATCAAGTGGTCATGGGTTCGAGTCCCATATGTGACAAAGTCCTATTAAGGGCAAACTGCTAGTGGAGAGTGTGTTGGTGTCACCCGATCAAATTATTCACCTGTAGCACCCTAACTGAATGATTACATGAAACTGAGAAACTTCGGTTTCTTGGTATGCCTCCTTTGCAAAGGATGGTTTCTCTAAGCATACAAACTAATCATGGGACGCCTTGATTGGGTTGTGTGTAAGGTTTGACTTGAGATTGTATTGGTGGGGAGATGCTCTGAGACGGGTGTTAATGTATTCAGGAGGTATGGAAATGTATGGTGTCCCTGGGAGGTCGATTCTTTTAAAGAAGGACGCGCGGGTTCGAATCCCGTCACTAGCGACTTAAGTCCTCATTTGAGGCATTTTTTTTGTAAATTTGAAAGAGTATATAAAGATACATTAAACAAACATACATAGATAAAACGAAAGAGATGACAAACAAGACTTGCTTTTCCGGAGAGTGTGGACTTTGCTCGGGGTGTTCGGGGGATGCTGGGACGAAGGAAGTAGATTACATTACGCCACAGGAACTCTACAAGGAGAACACAGGTGAAGATGTTCCTCTACCAGAAGTTGTAAAGGACACCCGCAAGCTCTACCTGGAGATGCTTCAAACATCGGAAGAGTATCGCAACAGTAAGCCTATCCTCTTATGGGAAAGGTTCTCTACTCACTTGATGAACATGGACAAGTTCTTCAATCAGGGGGATATACAGTTAGAGATAGAGAAAAGCCATGTGGAGTTCTTGAAGGGGTGTATAGAAGAAGATAAAGTTTACGGAGAAAAGAGGTGCTTGAAACCTTATCCAGAACAAATCAACGACCTATTTTACATGGGTGTGGTAGATCCTAAGAAGGTGTTTGGAAAGGTTCTCTGTCCTGGCGGGGGCTATTACGACTTGGACGCTAAGAGAAGACAGGCATCCCTGAAGAATGAAGACTATGAAGTATACTTTGACAAGTTTTCAGATTACCTTGTCAAGGTTAATGAGGAGATGAAGGGTTATGGGACTGTCTTGGGAGGATACAACCGTCTTGGAGATCTTCCTATGTCATTCAATGTTCATGGTGAAGAATATACATTTACTGATGACGACCGCGTTTGCTGTGACAATGTGGAATGTTCTTTGATGTCCCATTGTATGATGAATTGGGACAGCCCACAGGATAACTACACTGGTAAAAAGAAACCAAGACATAATTCATTCTACTACTCTGCGATTATATGTCAAATTCCAAAATATACAAAAAACATGAAGCACGAACTCTGTCTCCTTTGCGTTAAAGATGCGGCAAAATAGAATGACATTCCCAATCGTAGGTTTTTAGAAAGGTATAGTTAGGTGTATCATTAGGATACATAAAGTTTTTTTTTAAATTTGGTAATACAATTTTAAGTTGTTCTTGTGGACTATATGGTTCATCTTTTTTGAAAGATATTTTTTTATTATTCTTAAGATATTCATATAAATCAATTATTAGTGGAGCAAAGTCATGTTTGTAATACCACCTCCATTCTGTACATTCTTTAAAATAGTATTGAAACGTCCATTGTATTGTTTTAATGTAATCTTCACACATTTTAAAGACATCTTTTTCTATTATATTTTTGATTGATGGATCTATATTATATGTTTTGTAAATATTATAACTATAATATCTATTTCTATAGTTTTCATTTTTAAAGACAAGATCTTCATTTTCTCTAAAAATTGATGGTGAAAATCTAGTAAATTGTTCATAGTTCTGTCTCAAGTCACATTTATTAAAATCATCTTCTGTATATTTTTTTATATCATCAAAAGAACCTATTTTTTCTAAAAATTGAGAAAATCTTCTTCGGTGTCTATATTCATTATTATGTCTTTTTTGTAAAGTCTTATCAATTTGCGTTTTTTCCATTTTTGATAATTTTTCTATGAATTTCAGAAAGTTTTCACGATTGATTGTATAATCATCTTCAATAAGATAAAATAATCCAAAGTGTTCTGAATGAAGTTCGGAATAACAACGTCTTAATAGTTCTTCTCCACCATATCTCATTAAATTACACGGGCTTGGAATGACAAAATCATTTCCTAATAGGAAACTATAAAACAAATAATCAGTTAGTATTCTATTGTCATCTATTTTAAAGTTTGTATCTGTGTCTATTTCTTTTATGTCTTCTACAAGATATCTTTTGAGCAGTTTTACCTGTAAATAAATGTAATTACAGTTTAATTCCTCAATATTATATTCTGTTCTTTCTCTTAATAGTAATATATTTTGTTTTCTTATCATTGATAACATAATAAGATCAGCATCTAAACCATAAACTACACATACACTATTATCATCTACATTTGTGTCTAAAAACTTCATGATCTTATGTTCCCCTTCACCCGGATCATTTGAATCTGATAAAATGGTTAATACGTCAAACTTTTTTATTTCTTTTTCTAAAAATATGTTTAGTCTTTTCATAAAAGGTGTTCCAGGAGTAATTTGGTTTGTATCCCATATCTTCTTTTCTTTTGAAGATCTAAGTCTTCTTTGACGTTGTTGTTCCATCTTCATTCTTGGAGCGGGTCCATCAATCGCGATGTAAATTGTATCTGTAACCCCTGTTATCTTGATACATTCGTTTATTTTTTCTAAAATGGCTTTAAACATTTCTTTTTCGTTTGTTTTTCCAGCACAACATGGATGTATCGCGCAGTTTAAATCGAAAAGTAAATGATTTACTCTTTTATTTTTTGCTTCATAAATTGTTTCTGGATGTCTTTGGATAATACCTTTATAGTATAGTGGGATACCCATAATCTGATATTACTTATATAGGGTCTTTTATTTTTATATACTAAAATAAAATATATATAAGAATATATAGAATGGATAATCTTTCAAACCCTTTAAATCTTTTAGCAACTAACATGTGCTCTCCAATGGTAATCTACATTGTTTTCGTAGTTGTAACTGGTATAGCTCTTTTTATGACGCGTTCTTCTCTAAAAAGATATAACACTGAAAAGATGGATACTCTTTTCAACTTTCATTTGATGAATGAAATAAAAATGATAATTATTATGGGAGCTGTAATCTACGGATTATGTCAATATAATCAGGTAAATCTCGCATGGATATTCTTGATATTCCCAGTAATATATGTTATCTTAAAGAATATTTTGATTTTTGTTCCTGTATCTTCCGCAAACCAGAATGCTCCAGTAGCAAAGAATTTTGAAGAAGGTGAAATGATGAGACAAATTCAAAAAGAAAATCTTCAGCAAAAGATTATTCACCAACAGCAAGAAACACAGGCTGAGCGTAAAGGGTTTATGGAATCCCCCGTTGTAAATAAGGATATAGGGGGTCTTGGAGGTGGTTTCTCCCCACCTCTCAATACTGGATTAAGTGGTAATGATCCAATGATGAACGGTAATATGATGGGTTTTTAAATATTTAATATAGTTAAATGGAAATACATCAATTTATACTAATTTTTCTGTATTTATTTTTAGCACAGTCTATTTATATTTTGTATAAATATGAAAATATACCAATTATATACATTATAATCATAGGATTCCCTATGATTAAGGCTCTATATGATTATAGAGTTTGTAGTATGGCTTACGCGGAATGTAAGATGAGGGGTGTAAAAAGAGAAGATTCTCTTGTAAATAAATTTTTAGATCCAATGGTAGATTTACGATACAGTAATCATATCTATCCGTTATTCATTATTAGCTTTTCAATACTTTATATTTCTATCGTAAGATATTTAAAAACTTATGTATTTAAAATATGATATGAAAAGATATCTTTCTTTCGATGTTGGTATTAAAAACTTGGCCTATTGTAAGTTGGATGAAAATAAAGTTATTCAAAGTTGGGGCATTATTAATTTAAATGAAAACCCTCAATGCGATGTCCATTTAAAAAAAAGATGTGAGAAACAATGTATGTATGAAGTAAAAGGAGATGATAAAGTCAAGTATTGTTGTACAGCACATAGTAAGAGATTTCCTAAAAAGAAAAAATTAAATTCAAATCATGATTTGATGAAGATATCACAATTATGTGTTTCAAAATTGAGAGAAATAGATTTAGATGATGTAACACATGTTCTTATAGAAAATCAACCGGCTTTAAAAAATCCAGTGATGAAAAGTATTCAAATGATAATTTATACATTTTTTGTAATGGATGGTATTATGAAAGAAGATTCAAGTATAGAAACTATTCATATGGTAAATGCGAGAAATAAATTAAAAGTTTATAAAGGTCAACCCATTGAATGTAATAAAAAAGGTAAATATGCCCAAAATAAATTTTTGAGTGTTGAGTACACAAAAGAGATGATAAAAGAAGAAGATGAATCTTTTATCAAACTTTTTTCAGAATCAAAAAAGAAAGATGATTTAGCCGATGCTTATCTTCAAGGTATCTATTGGATTGAAAAATAAATTTGAAGATATCTTTTGTAGTTATTAAAACTATAATGTCTATTTCAACATCTACATGTCATATATGTTTAGAGGAACTTGATTTTGATTTAAGGTATTTGAAAAAGAAATGTTGTCCCACTGAGGCATTCATCTGTAATGAATGTTGGGATAAAATAATGAACACTGAAGAGATAGTTCAGTGTCCTTTGTGTAGAAAGAGGATAAAGAGTGATAAAGTTATCTCCGTAAGTTCTATAACAGTTTCAGGAGATATAGAATCTCAGGACTTGAGAAGAAGGAGAGAATCTATTTCAAGGAAAGATAAGATAAAGCGATATTTTATATATTATGTTTTGATAACTCTCTTAGGGGCGACGGGTATTTTAACATCTGTTTATTTCCTACATCCACCTACAACGACATTTGAGGATGAATTATTATACTTAACTGTAAGGCCATTCTTTTGGATCATGTCAACTGTATATGGATTGTTCTTCGTTATGTTATTTGATTTACTTTTCGGTAGAACCTTGATCAACAGGATGAGTGGGAGGCCTTAGAATCATATATGTAAAAAAGAAAAGTATCGAATAGAGTATTATTCTTTTTTCTGTTGATACTTTAAAGCGTTCTAAGACATTATCTGAAACGCCAAAAGCTGAAATATAGATTAATAATCTGTAAATGAATTCTCTATCCATTTTAATATTTTATATATTATTTTTTTGCGACTAGCGTTTAATTTTCGTTTTATAAATATTTAAAGAATTTATTTCATAATAAAGAATAATGGAAACCAGTATATTATTAACTTCTCTTCAAAACTATTATGCCGATAATAAAAATGCTTCAAAATTGTTAGAAATTCTTAAAGAAGAAAATAAGATTTCTTTAAGGATTATTGATTGGTTTGTAACAAACTACTCAAAAAAAAATAACATTTATTATACTATCTTTGAAACACCTGGAAAAAAGAAAACATTTGTATATGAAAACAATAAACTTTTAAAACAGTTTAATACATATCATGCGTATAAATCTCAATTAAAGTCATTTTCAAAAAAGAAGTTTGATCCATTCTGTCGTAGGGATCGTATCGTTTTTGATTGTTGTGGTAGTGCTATAGAGACTACTGTAGGTCAATTAAATTTTTTTAAATGGGCTATAGATAATCTTATAATTGACTACATTAAGAACAATTATAATGATATTGAAAATGATATGAATACTTGTTATAATTCTGTAAAGATACAAAAAAAAGAAAAGAAAGAAAAAAATGAAAGGAAAAGAAGACAAGAATTATCTAAATCCGCATCAAGAGGTTTAAATAGTAATAATATGAAAGTAGTCCTTGATTTTAATTAAATTGTAAATTTTTATTGTTTCCATTCTTTGTAATGTATTTTATAATCTTCTAAAATATAACGAGACAGGGCACTTCCGGGAATCGAACCCGGGACCTCTTGCACCCAAAGCAAGAATCATACCACTAGACCAAAGTGCCAGAGAATGCGTCGTCCGGGACTCGAACCCGGGACACCAGCTTGGAAGGCTGATATGCTAACCCCTACACCAACGACGCTATAATTTATATTATAATTTTATTTTAAAGATTATAACGCAAAAAAAATTAATTGTTTTATAATGTTTATTTCCGGGTTAAAGGTGAGTCAAGGTTTAATCAGCGGCCTTCTTTACCTTGCGGACCTTCTTTACAACCTTCTTCTTTTCAGGTTCTGGTTCAGGATCAGGATCAGGATCAGGTTCCTTTTCTTCTTCAACTTCTTCATCACTAGAGTCTTCAATCATTGATGTAGCAGGCTTAGATTCAACTTCTACCTCATCTTCATCTTCAGAATCACTCATGATAGCAAAGTCCCGTAGACCACCTTCTGGAACCTTTACACGCATCTGTTCTGCCTTCCAT